CCCACCTTGAACTGTCATTCCTAACAGTTCCAAAGCAGGACGAAAGATGGAAAGTCATCCATCTTCTAGCAAGTCGGCAGCGACAGCTACCTCCGAAATGCCCGTTGGCACTACGGATTTTGCTAGTATGTGGTTAAGCGCGGGGAAATCCACCCGCGCCTTTTCAGCAGACAGGTCAACCAAGTCTGTTGAAAGCCTCGTACTCACTGTCGTAAAAAGGACCTTTTTACGGCTGGAGGCGAAAGCTTCCATTGTTCGTTTGGTTGAGTCGTTGGTTTGGCCCTTTGTCGCACGTCGATCTCTTCGGGAGACGATGTTTTCTGACAAGGAGCTGCACCGCTTTGTCAATTCGATGCGTGATACGGCTGAGCGTATCATCGAATATGACAACGACGAGGATCGTGCGCAGACTTACATTAAGTACTGGCTCGATTCCCTGCTCTGTCGTGAGTTTCAAGATTCCGATCTCCCCGTTCGTGAGGAGTGGAATAAGAAACCGCTGTTCAGTGGTTGGTGTCGAAATTTCGTTGTGAGACATCTTGCTCGTCGCGATCTTCCGTTCTTCTATTCTCTCCAGAAAGGCTGCAAACAAATGTGGCCTCAGCTGGGGAAGAAGAAACAGAATGCTGCGTTGAGAAAGCATCTCGAACGGTGTACGCGTCCTCCTACCCGCATTCCTGACGACTGCCTTGAAGTTTTGAGAAAAACCTCTTTGGAAGTCTTCGATGGAATCGGTCAGATGACGCCTACAAAATTCGTACCAAGTGGATCCGCGTGCCTACAAGCAAGCCGCCGAGAGGGCGGTGCGCTAGGTTTGTTTTCGCGGTATCCATTGCCACTGGAGTCACGGGAAGCTAAGACCATTGGTAAGCTTCCTGTGTTGAATGCCACACTCAATACCTGGAGACAGGATGAGTGGGATTGGGCATTCGACAGTGTAGTGGGTCAGGTTGGGAAAGGAATGTCTCTGCAAACCAATTCTTGGTCTCCGATGCTTGACGTGGAGGTGGTAGCGATACCAGAACCAGGCAAGTTTCGGATCATCACCAAGATGGACGGCCCTCTCGCTTCGATGCTTCAGCCCATTCAGGGGTTGATGCTTTCGAAGTGGAAGCAGTCCAGGTTCTCGACGATGTTGCATGAGGATCTCACGGAGAGTGTGAGGTCCTTGGACAAGCAGTGCCCGAACCAAGGGTGGGTGTGGGTGTCGGTTGACTACGAAGCAGCGACTGATCTTTTGAGGAAAGATGCGACGATGACGGTAATGAGTGCTTTGCAGCATCTCAAAATCCGCGGATCGCGTATCGCTCAAATGTCGTTGATGAATGGTCAGGCAACCTACAGGTTCAGTAGTATCGGGAAGGAGAAGGGGGAAGTGATCAAGGTGCCGTATAGTGAGTCGCAGTTTATGGGACATCCATTGTCCTTTGCGATTCTCTGTACGATCAACTTAGCCGCCTACCGCCTTGGTCTTCGTCGCTGGGTGCGCGAGGATCCTTCTCGATATGTGGATGCGTCACTGATGGAGAACGCCGTGCTGGTGAATGGGGATGACATGCTCTTCCGTTGTCCTCGATCCTTTGTGCCGACCTTCTTGAAGGCGGCCTCGGACTTTGGTTTCAAGAAGTCTCAGGGTAAAAACTATGTTTCCCCTGATACTTGTATGATCAATTCCCAAACGTTCCGTCGAGTCGGAGGACTGATGAAACGTTTTGGTTATTTGAACATGCGTCTTGTGAAAGGCACCAATGTCAAGACAGGTGATAGTTTTGCAACTCCCACCCAGATTGGCAAGGACCTTAGCAAGATGGTGAGACTTTGTCCGTGGACGAATTGCGTCATTCCAAGCGCAATTGATCGTTTCCGAAAGGAGAAGGGTTATTCACACGGCGCGACGTATCGTCCGAACTGGTATCTTCCGGTTCATTTGGGCGGGTACGGGTTGGATCCCGAATTCGCACCAAAGACCTGGAAAGTGACAAGGTCGCAGCGAGAGTTTGCTGCACGATTTGTCGCGGATCCCAGTATGGCACTATTCCGCATGGAAAGCGGAATGGATGTCCCAACTGCAAAGTTGGCGGGCGCTCTGGCGCATTGGAGGTTGGTGCCGTCTGGCGGTGAAGTGTCTGCCCACGAGTCATCTGAGACTTCAGACGATTGGTTGGCCCGTTTGTGCCTTGCGGCACGGGTTCATCATGGTGTGAAGTTTGTGAATGACGTTGACCGGGTGGTCGCGAACCGTTTCAGACCGCAGTATCGATTGAAGCCGATGTCTGTCTCGACTTTGATCCGGTACTGGGACGCGCGTCTCTACGCGTTCTCCCTACCTCCGTGTCCACCACTGAGTGGGTTACGGATACGTGATGTGTTCCCATGGTTGGAAGATATGATCAAGAGTAGACACGCTGCTGGGCAGGTGCCTCTCCCTCTCTAATCTCCCATGGGACCCACGTCTTTCTCGAAGACGTTAAACATCGAGGCGGGGTTGTTCGGAGTCATAGCCCAAAACGTTCTCCCGATCACAATCTGTGAGTGTGTGGAGGTAAATATTTACGTGCTAAACAAAATGCCGAGAGACTGCACGGCGCTTCTCTAAGTGCTCCTCTAATAGGTCATGTTGCAGGTGTACAGCTTGGATAATTGTTTATCCGTACTGTTCACCTCCAGGCCCGTAGAGTGACTCAGATAACACTAGCGATCTGCTGGTTTTGCTTAGAGTTTCCGAATGATGAACAGTCCCCTTGTCGTTGAGGGAATCCCGTGATCAACGAATTCACGTATCTGTTGAAGTTGCGACTTTCCTTAGTCGTTTCATCAGCATGCCGAAGAAAGGCAAACCGACCGCTGCTGGGGCGCAGCCAAAACAACCCCGTCCGCCTCGACGGACTCCAAAGTCGAGGGTTTCCGGTGGAATGTCAGGAGTGGGACCGAAGACCGCTGTGGCGGCGGCCTACTCGGAAGGACAGTCGACCATGAAAGCACAAGTCTTTCGAAATTCTGTTGATTCCTGTCGAATCGTCCATCGTGAACTGATCACTTCTGTGACCGGTTCGGCTGCTTTTGCAGTCGCGTCCACGATCGCGATGAATCCAGGAATTTCTGCGTCATTCCCGTGGCTCTCCATTGAGGCACAGGGATGGGAGAAATACAGATTTCGCAGATTGCGCTTTTGCGCTTACACCCGAACTGGATCGACCACGCCGGGATCTCTTCTTATGGTTCCTGATTATGACGCAGCTGACAGCGCGCCAGTCAACGAATCCATCGCTTCTTCGTACTTTGGTACGGTGGAGGATGTTCCATGGAAGGATCTCTGCTTGGAGATTGATCCGAAGCGTCTTGCCACAGATCGCTTCATCCGTTTGGGTTCCCTCGCGGCAAACTTGGATATCAAGACGTATGACGTCGGAAATCTTTTTGTTTGCACAACTGATGGGAGCGCTGTGAATTGGTCGAAGTTGTGGGTGGAGTATGATGTGGAGCTGATCAATCCACAGCTACCGAGTTCCGGCTCCGTTGGTTCCGGGACTCTGAATGCTGCAGGAGGCTCGCTGGCACAGGCAACGCCCTTCGGGGCGGCGCCGGTTGCCGCAGGCTCCTATGGATTGTCTGCGGCAGGAACGAATGTACTGTCGATCTCTGGTCTGACCGTGGGTGCTGAGTACTCTTTTTCCGGTTTTCTAACTGGAACGACTGTATCTGCAGACTCATGGTCGGCCAATTCCGGTCTCACGCAAGTGAGTGCCAAGAATCCGATCAACAGCGGGCAAACGTCAGCGGCTTGGCAGTATACTTATACTGCTAATTCCGCGACTGCGACGTTGACCTCTTCGTTCACTGCTGCGTCTGTCACAGCTTGTAGCGTCGTCTTCGCTCAGATGCCTTCTGGCTCTGGCTTCTGACAATCCGCTGGAGTGCGTGTGCAGGGTGTCCGGGTTCTCACCCCCCCGGACAATGGGGTTTTGCCTCCCCACACTCCCGAGCTAGACTCAACCAGTCCAGTGTGTACGGACTGTCTTGCGACAGACAGCAAGGGAACAAAGTGTATGCATCGTAATCCGTCGTGCAGGACCCTTCCAGGAGGAAAGGACCCGTTGAAGGATGACGGCTTGGGTGGTGGTCCTTGGGTGTACTTGTACCCCGAGTTTGAGACCTCCACCGTCAACACCTGCTACGAGTAAGATCGTGTGTGGGTGGGCCTGAAAGAGGGAGATGGTGTGAAGACAACATATGCCGAAGTGCGGGCGAATTAACTGACGGCCTGAAGCTCTCAAGTGGAGCCTAGGGTAGGAAACTCACGTCGACTTAGGACCAAATAAATCGTGTAGGCAGAATTGGGATAACACCGGATGTGTGAGTGTTCTTCTACCAACGATGGTGTTTGTATTGTACAACATCCTTGTTTGGCTACTTACCCTCGTTGGATCGTACGAGAGGAACATATTGCATTTCCCCTGTCAATCGTCACCGGTGCCTCTCGGGAGGAGAAGGCATGGCGAGTAGCGAGGGCCTCCAGTTCTTGGAGGATAACCAAACTGCCCGGAATTCGTAAGAAGGGGGGAGGAG